AAAATGTGACGCCGAGGGGGAGATACACACCGGGATTTCTGAATCACCAACACGGTCCCAGGTCCGGCCCCGTCTGGACCTCCGTTCGTATCCTAACCCGCGCAAAACTCGGGAAATGCAGTGAAAGAGCCTATTTGCCCCGAACTTGGCGACCTGACGACCCTGGATATCATCATAGAGTTGTGTGTCAGAGATCACAAAAGGGTATCGACCCTCGTCCTGGTGGGCCTCGAGATACTCGATCACCAGGGGCTGAACTACCTGGAAGTCCCAGGACGCTGAAGCATAGAACTCCCGACCCATGGGAGTATATCCCCCCAGGTGAAAAAAAGGTTTATCGTCGGCCTGTAGATGGCCGTCGGCCCTTGGGGAGCCTGGTGTTTGTTGTCGATCCGCCTATCCCCGAGCACGGCAGGGTGACGACCTTCCCCCCTTGGGTGAAGAGGCATCCCTTCATAATTCTGCTTCCCATGATGAGAAGAGGGGTCCCGAGATAATATACTGGATTTAGCAGGGCTTTACGACGATCAGGCAGGGCATACCATTGATCGGAGAGGCGGCAAAGTCGTAATACCTGGCCCGGGTCGCAGTGTTTCTCTGGTTATAATTGATCCCTGTTGATAGGTTGTAATAGTTATAGATCAGTTCTCCATTGATCATATTTAGGATTTGGACCCTCGCAGACGCATTCTGGAATCCCTTCGCAGCCCCCCGAGGGATATCGTTCCACTCTTGGGGATTATATCCATGTGGGAAATTCAGAGGGTCACCGAGTGAGAACGATAGAACAGGATAAGCTAAGACCTCGTCGTAATACTCCCACCATCCCCCAGTGTCATCCCCCAAAAGCAAGAGGGATTTCTCAACAGGGATGTAATCGGGAACGTTCGTCTGGTCCCAGATAGGATGTCGAATGCTGACCTCTATCATATGGTTATACCCCGATGGATATCCGATCAGAGACCTCCGCATATCATCAGACCATTCCACCCACATCAGGCCCGATGGGGGGGGATTGAGATATGTCCAGGTGTTCGGGACGGCCCCGAGCCAGTTCTGATAGTATCGGATCTCGTTGAAATTGTAGTGGTTCTGGGACCGTAAGACAGTTCCCGTCACAATACTCCTCATAGAACTCGGCTCAAACATAATATGAGGATACCGGAGGTTATCACCGACGTTATCCACCATCCACCCATACGAGGACTTGAATGCCCGGACCGTTCCCGGGCCTGCGCCAGTATACGGGAGATCATAATCACCGGGGGCTCCCCGGTCCGTGAAGATGATATGAGGACGGTTGAACGGGTCCAGGGCAAGAGACATAGGATCACACCAGAAGAACGGTGTAGGAGTATAGGCGACCTCCGGACTTGACCAGGCCCCTGTTGCGGGGTCCCTCCACCGATACCAGATCTTGATATCAGGCCAGTCCGGGGGATAGACATACTCCGTTTCGTATAACCCATATATCAGGTGAATTTTGTTGGTCGAGTCTATTTTCAGATCCCAGTCGAACCAGGGAGCAAACAAATACCCCTCTGGGGGGACGATATCCTCGGAGTACCAGACCCCCAGGGAGTACCACATATGGACAATCTTCTCGGTCCCGTTGATCTTCCAGAAGATATGCGGGGCCTGGGTGCTGTCCAGGAGGAGGCGGGGGCGCTCCCCCACCGTTGTCCCAGGGTAATCGTCCAGGACCTTCACCTTGTTCCAGACCGGGACGTGAGTACCGTAGGGCACCCAGGTCTCGGGGTTTGTCCCATCAGAAAACCAATACCAGAGGCAATATCTCTCACCCCCTACAGCTCCGATAAAACCGCCCTTCCCGTCCGATGAATAGGTGACCGGCAGATCCGGGGAGGCTTGCCCCCCCACAACCCCCAGGCCGCCCAGATTATGGGTCAGGGTCTCCCCTGCCGCAGGGGAGGAGCTCCCCTTCGTGCCGATGAAGCCGCCCTTCCCGTCTGGGTAGTAGTGGACGGAGTCCGTCATGGCTGGACCCGGATCCAGATCAGGCCGTCAGGAGACTGGACCTGGACCATCTTGCCGTCGTCGGAGGACTGGATGATCGGGGCCTGGGCGGCCGGAGCGGTTGCCTGGGTCGCGAGCTGCATCGCCTTCGCCGCGTCCTGGAAGTTTGCGAGGATCCACTCCTCGGGGTGACCATACTCGACGGTGACCAGGCCGGAGGTATCCCAGACAAGGCCTGATATACGGTAGTTCGTCGACCCGGAGACCCCATACTCTACCAGGGAGAAGGTATCCCCGAGACCCATCGCGACCGGGAAGGACGAGAGGGGGACCTGGAAGTTACCCCCTGGGAGGAGGTCCTTCAGGGCCATCATGACGGCCCCGGCATACTTGTCCAGGCCGTCCAGGTCCGCGATGCCAATGACAGATTGCCGCATCCCCCGGACCCCGTAGTTCTTGATCGAGCTCCCGTCCTCGGGGAGTTCGTTCGTATCATCTGCAGACATCACCAGGGTCCCGGCCCGGTGTGCGTAGGGAGTTGTTCCGTCGACTCCCCGGGTGAGGGTCAGGATCTTCCCGCCATAGGCACCGGTGATCTGGATCTTCTCGGAGCCGATCCAGACCTTCGCCGGGATCCCGAGGTCGTTGTCCAGGTCGTTGACACTCTCGATCGCCAGGGAGGTGATCATGAGGACCGCATCCCCGACGTAGTGAGCTGCTGCAGTTGTCCCGGAGACTGCCCTGGTGACAGTCAGCTCTCCCAGGGCACCCTTCGCGGTGATCGTCATCTTCTCGGTCCCGACCTGGATGGTATCCCCGACGACGTAGTCCGTGATGTTGACCCCGTAAATTTTGGTAGCTGCTGCCGTGCAGTTCGCAGAGAGGTTCGTCTCCGTGCCTGTTAATTCAGTTATCCTCTCTGTATTTGCGTTGAGAGTCGTCGCAGATCCCTTCATTTCCTGCGATGACCCGATCGCGGTGATCGAGTTGAATATGTCCTCCTTCGAGGTGGACCTCTTCAGGTTGAGGGCGGTGAGCCTGGCCGTCCAGATGGCCCCTGGGGTGAGGGATCCCCGGTGGGTCCTGCAGTGGATCGTGTGGAGGGTGGCATCGGTTGTGATCCACCAGTCCAGGTTTGCCAGGAGACAGAGGTTCGCGATGTGCATCAGGTAGTTCCCGAGTTCCAGGCGGTAGTTCATCTTGACCCCCACCTCGAAGTCCGTGTCCCAGTAGTGGTCCGGTGGGTTGTTCGGGGGGATCAGGGCCAGGAGGATCTCCCCCGTGGTCTTCTCCTGGTAGAGGGTCTTCGTGGTCACCTGCAGGTCCCGGACCCGGGTGCCGATCTCGATACACTCGATCCGGATGGCGTTCGACGACTCATCCCTCTCGACGTGTGAGACCACCCCCGTGAGGAGTTCCCGGGTCCCCAGGACGATCGTGATATCATCACCCTCTGCAGGTTCGGGGTAGATGTAGACCTGCCGCCCGGGGGCGTGGAGATAATAGGGGGTCTCCTCGAGGCCCCGGGTCAGGCCGGTGAGCTGGAAGAGCGTCCCGGGGGGCGGGGTGTATCCGTCAGGGTCCTCGAGCCAGGCGGCGATCTCTGCGTCCAGGTTTGCTAGGAGATCTATCCCGGTCCTGGAGGTATAGCTGAGGACCTCGTCCTCTACCCTGACCTTCCCCGTCAGGGGTAGGTTGTTACATCGGTCAAGGGTGATAGCCGCCCCGGAGTCCTCGACGATCGAGGAGGAGGTGAGGTTGAGGGTGACGGTCGCAAAGGAGAGCTGATTGAGACGTGTCGTGACCTTCGCGTCCTGGACGTTGGCCCCCGTATATACCGCCTCGTTGATCGTGACTACATACCGCTCGGCAGGACCTGGGAGGGAGGGGGCTGGCATTCAGACCGACTCCGTGATTCTCCTGAAAACAAAGTTATAGGGCATATCCCCTTTCCACCCTGGGGCACGGTCACCGTCGATCGAGATGAGTTTGACATAGAGGTCCGGCTCCTCGAAGGTCCCGGAGGACCAGTGGAACTGGTAGATCTGGTCCGTCAGCTCGTTCTCGGTGACGAACCGGACCATCCGGTGGAATGCAGGGAGGCCGTCATAGTGGTTCCCCCCATAGTCGTCCCGCCAGAGGCCCACTACCCGCATCGTCCGGGCCGAGAAGAGCATATCAAGGGCGATCATGCCCTTCGGTATGGGAAGCTCGTTCAGGTGTTTGTCCAGGTGCAGATAAACGTGACAGGCGGGGAAGTAGTAGGTGTTCCCGCCCGGAGTGATCGGTGTGATATAGACATTCTGATCAACCAAAGAAATTCGACCCCCTTAATGCCGTTGAGTTCGTCCGATTGACTATCTGGGTCATCTGGTCTACGAAGGACTGGTTCAGGGGGTCCTCCGGGTCCAGGTGGATCTCCGCGTGCTCGATCGTGACCTGGGGCGTCTCGTTCTTCGCGGGACTACCTGCCTGGGGCGATCCGGGAGACGGAGCTCTTACCTCCTGGGGGTAGAGGTCCTCGAAGATGCTCCGGTCGATGTCTCCCAGGTCGGAGCTCTTCAGTTTACCTGACCCCGACGATGACGCCTTCTCGTTCCTGAGCCACTCCCCCAGGGAGAGCCACATATGTTTAGCCCCCAGGACGTTGTCCTCGTCGTCTGCAGTTGCCTCGACCTGGTCGTGGGTGAGGGGGGAATACTTCCAGCGCTCCTCCCGCCCGGGGTTCGCCTTCCTCATCGCCTCGGTCCATTCCTTCCAGGAGAGATCTCCAAAACTGGAGGTCATTGCCTGGTCATGAGTCATGCCCTTTGACATAGCGTCCTGGTATGCCTCTGCGGCCTTGATGTCCCAGGCATCCTGCCACCTCGCCGTTTCTGGGGTATTCTGGAGGAAGGAGTTATCTATCTTCATCCCAGGGAGGTTCCCGAGGGTGTTGTTCCAAAGGCCGACGGTGAACTCGATCGCCCCGACCCAGAAGTTATGCCAGTATATCGACATCCCATCAACCCAGTTCCTGAATGAGGTCGTGGCCGCTCCGACCGCGTCCTCGAGGGCCTTGAAGAAGCCAGCCTCCCGGAGGAGGAGGACCACCGAGATACCGATCGCCAGGCCTGCCAGTGCCCCCAGGAGGAGGGCTGTCACTCCTGCAGAGACTCCCACCAGGGCGAGGGCCTTCGCGACTAACTCGAGACCGATCACGGTGAGGATCCCCCAGGCGATCAGGTCCTTCAACCACTTCGGCAGGTCCTGGAAGGCCTTCGCGACCGCGAGGATCCACCCTGCCAGGATGACCACGACCGGCAGGAGTGCGATCAGGATCACATCTGCCAGGAATCCGAAGGACCGCCCCAGGAGGTCCGTCATGGTGTGGGCGACACTCGAGTATTTCACCAGGGCGTAGATACCGGCGATAGCACCCCCGACCAGCATCAGCTCATACTTCCATCGCTTCAGGAACTCCTCGATCTTCGGCGAGGCTTCCTCGGCGTCCTTCTTGGACTGCCCCATCCCGTCGTGGTGAGTCTTATAGAACTTTTCAGACTGTTCCTTTGACTCCTCGACGCCTGCCATCTTCACGAGGATCTGAATGAACTTTTTAATCTGGTCGTTTTCTGCCATTTGCACCTCATTTCTTCGTGGACCTGTTATTCCTCGCCTCCAGGGCGGAGACCAAAAACATCCGGTCGATCGGGTTCAGGGTCCCGATCTCACTCGGGAGCTTCCCGGTCGTCTCGAATAGGTAGAGGAGGAACTGCCCCTCATCGCTTGCCGCGAAAGGCCTTGACCCCGTCCTGGGTCTCGTTGATTGCTGCGAGGATCTTGCCGAGCATGACCGGCCCCATCCCGGACCCCTTGACCTGACCCCTCACCCCCCTGTCGATCACGGCCCAGGTCCTCCAGTCGTTCCAGGGGTCCTCCATGCAGAGGTTCGCGAGGATCTCATACATCGGCCTCTGGACTTTCAGGTCGTTGAGCTGGACCTTATCAGGGTCGAGGCCGAGCTCCTCTGCCTTTGCCTTTGCGGCCGCCCACTGGTTTTGTAGTTCTTCGTAGATGTGGTTCTGGCGCTCCCTGGTCTCGTAGGGTATCGCGGCCCGGATCTTGATCTTGAGCTGGTCCTTGCCGTCGCCGAACGTGACATACTTGAACTGACGATCCGCGATCGTGACGAAACTGCGGATCGTCTGGAGTGTTTTCTCCTTGGACTGGACGTATTCCTCGAGTTCCTGGTCCTCGAGGTCATCCCAGTCATCTTCTCCCGGGACGGGGGAGTGTGCAGCTCGGGGGTCTTCACCCCCAGGAGAAATCATTGCCATCTATACTGCCTCGTATGGGAACACATCATAGTTCTCATATCTCAAAATGCGGCCGTGGCCCTTCAGCGGGACGTGGATGAACTTGTTTTCCTGGACCGGCAGGTTGAAGTTCTCGAAGTAGACCTCGTCGACGACTACCCGGAGGGGGACCGAGAGGCTGTTCCCGTTGAACTTGGTCGCCAGACCGGCGAACTGGAAGAAGTAGACCTCGCTCGTGTCCTCGACGATGCCCGTGAGGGGGCTTCCGGTCGGTGACATGATCCGAGAGGCGAGCCAGTCATCTACCCCGACATACATCCGGGCATAGGTCGCGTTGACGTCGACCTTGAAGTGGTGCCTGGCGACGCCTTCCCGGAATGTTGAGTCCTGGGCATATTCTTCTTCATACTGCCATCCTGCCATGACCTCCCACCCATGCAGGGAGAGGAGGGTATGCTGGGCCGACGGGACGAACTCCCGGTATCCGGTCTCATCCGGGTCTCCGTATTCACCTTCATAGACCCTGACCTTGGCGGACTGCCCCCCGAAATAGAGGGCCGCCCCCCCGGCAAAACTGTTCTTTTCTGTTACCATTTTAAGCTCCTATCTGGTTGAGGGTCACCTGCCAGGCGTGAAGGATATAATCCCCACTCCTCCGGTATCCGACCCGTAACTGTGTGTTTTCAAGCGTCGCTACTCCGAAGACGGTCCCGTTCTCGAGGGTCGCCTGGACATACTGGTTGTCGCCCGTGAAGAGCTGCAGGGCATTATACCCGAACTTCCGGACCTCCCGGAGACCAGACGGGATATCCCGGTACTGGTAAAACCCGATGAGGGTAGTCGAGAAGTTGTGCTCCTGGAAATCCCCCTGGGGGAAGGTGATACGGTCCCCCTCGCCGACCAGGGGGATCACCCTGACCTGCGGGAACTTATCGATCCGGTTCGGCTCTTCATCCCCCTCGAGGACCGTGAGGGGGGCCAGACCCTTCGGGACCAGGAGGTCCTCGTTGTCCTGGATCCTGGCGATCACCGCGTCGACGTAGGCATCCATGAGCATCCAGGCGGGGACGGTTGCCATCAGGACGCCTCCTGGGGGGATTCATTGAAGATCCCCTGCAGGGCGGCGACGGCATTGTCGACTCCCTCGGTGATCCCGTCAGTGACGAACGTCATGGGTTTGACCCCCTTGACGCATCGCCTGAAGACATCCTTCCCGGACTTGTCCTTCCAGTGTAGGGCCTTGGGCTTCCCGATCGCCATGATCGTCCCGGCGAACTGGACCCCTGTCGCACATATCGGGGTATGGTGCGGGCCGTAGAGGCCGGTCCCCCTGGTAAGCCAGAGGGCATAGATGGTGTTGTTGTAGATCTCAACAGAGTTCGAGTTCCGGTCGCCCTCATACCAGTGCTCCCTCAAATACCCCTTATCGACCGGTGAATGGTCCTTCAGGGATGTGAGGATCTCGCCTCTGAAGACGTCCAGGACCAGGGTCCGGAGGTCATCGAGGTTCGCCTCTGGGAGGTCGATCTGGACCTCGACTCTGTCGTTCATGGGATTAACCACCCAAAGTCGATACCGCGCCCCATGATCACACCGAAGAGGGTGCATCCGACCCCGATCGCGATCACCAGGAGGGTGATCATGATCGTCTTCTGGAGAGACCGGACCTCCTGGACTGCCTCCAGGACCCCGTCGACTCTCTGGTTACAGGCTGCTACTTTCGTATCGATCACCTCACGGTGGAGTTTACACATCTCATTTGATACAGCACATTCCTCACTCAAAATTCACCTCCATGGTCGTCCCATTGTAGCTCTCCTCTGGTATGGGGCCAGGCGGGCCTTCAGGTCCTCTGTGAGGACATCACCCCCCAGCTCCCGGAGGAGGTCTGCCGCCTGGTCGGTGGACTGCCACCTGGCGACGTCTGCCTCCTGGGACTTCTTCTTCTTCTCAAGGTATCTCGTGACGATCTCCCTGGTAATGTTCTTGATCTCCTGGTGGATCGGATGAGCCTCGTTATAGCCGGCCATGTAGGTTATCTCGAGGTTGTCATAGCCCGCCCGGGGGATATTCCGGATGAACCTGATCTCAGTGATATCCCCGGTCCGGAGGACCTGGTAGTCGCCTGGTGCAGAGGTCGTCCTGGGAGTCCGGTCCGCCCAGGAGATTACCCCTGACTCGGACCCGAGGTCCTCCCGGACCGAGATGATCCCGATCACGGGTTGCTCCCGGAGGAGGAAGACCCGGTCCTGTTCACGGTATGACCCTAGCTCCCCGGTCCTGCCCCGTCCCTGCCGATATTCTCGGATCTGAGTCGGATAGAATGAGGTCCTCCTGCAGTATCGGTCGATCCAGGCCGATACCCCCAGGGCGAGAGACTCGAGGAGTTCGACCCAGTCCGAGATGGTCGTCTCGTCGTTTCCGATCTTGAAAGAGGTCTGACAGTATCCCGCCCAGGCCTCGATCTCGGTCCGGGAGAGGTATGACCTTGATGCATTCGCCAGGGTGACCTCGGAGGTCTCCCCCAGGGTGACAAGGATCTGGTCTTCGCTTTCCGGCATGGCCTTTAACCCCCCAAAAAAGGGTTACTTGAAGAGATCCACACCAGGGTCGTTCGGCAGGGGTTTGATGATCAGCTCGATCGGGCCGGTCTGGTTATCTCCCAGGAGGAAGTTATTCAGGACATACAGGATGTTGTTGTCTGCCAGGCCGGTCGCGGAGGCCGTGGTCCCGAAACATCCGCGCTTGATGACCGTGAGGGTGTCCCCGGACGATTCAGAGTCTCCATCGTAGACTTCGATGATCTCGCCGCTTGCCGTTTGGACATAGAAGTTCTGACCGGACCGGTTGATCCCGGTGTTGGACGTGATGCCCACCAGGTCGTATACGATCGCGGCAGTTGTCGCGGTGTATGCGGTCCCGGAGTTGTTCACTGCGAGCTGGCCCCGGACGACGGTCGCGGATCCCCCTGCGATCAGCCTCGCGGAGAGGAGTGAGACCCCCTTATACTCCTCGAGGATCACCCAGTCGTACTGTTCCGCCTGCTTGACCTTCGCGATCACGTCGATCCCAGGCATTCTCTGGAATTTCTTTTCCGTTAGTTCTGCTGCTGTCATTTTCTTTCACCTCACACGAGTGTCGGGATTGCCCAGACTCCGCCCTGCATTGAGAGACAGGTCGTGGTATCTGGTGCGGCGTCGGTCCTCTCGATCAGGCACTCTGCAGCACTGACGATGTACTGCTTGGATGTGTTTATGGGCCCGAGTTCCTCAAAGGTTTCCGGCCAGAGGGTCCGCTTTTCGATGGTCTCGGTATTCAGCATGAAGATGTTGCCGTTTCCGACGACGTTCGGCATGAATGGGATCGGGATCATCGGGATAATGCCGTTCGGCATTGCGATGTTGAGCTTTGAGATACCGAAGGTCGTGTTTACCATGTTGTCGTTGCCCCGGAAGGTGTCGTTGAGGGCGGTCCGGATGAACGAGAAGGTCCGGTAGTCAGTGAGCATGACGTCAGGGGCCTGGCCGTAGTAGACCATCTTCCGGTAAACCTCATTCAGGTCCTGCTCGAGGTATTTCCTCCAGCATGTTGCCGGATCGGTGTCGGAGCTCCAGGAGGTAGCTGCCTGCCAGTTCGGGTTTGCGTGGGTCCTGGTCCCGGTTGCCTGGGTGTGGCCGGTGATCAGTTCGTAGAGTCCGGCATACTGCAGGGACCCTGCCGGGATGAATGCGTTGGTCGTGCTTTCAAGGTCGCGGTTGACTCCCAGGAAGGACCTCTCACGGAGCTGCTTGATCATCTCATTCGAGGCCATCGTCCTGATCGCCATCAGGTCTCTTGCAGGGGTCTGGGCCTCACCAGCGAGCATCGCGAGCTTGGTCAGCTTACCCTTGGAGTACATGATCTTTACGGGCGTCAGCTTGGTGTTGTCAGAGATATCAGACTCGACGAGTTCCGGATCTTCCCCATCGAAGTAAGCCGTCCCTCCCTTGGTGACTGCATCCCACTGGGCGTATTTGCCCTTGCAGGCAACAGTCGAGAAGAGCGTCTGGGTCGGCAGGATCTTCTTGAAAAGGACCGTGACCTGCTGATCGGTGATCGTATGCATCAGGTTTGTCGACGTTGAGGTCGTGGCCTTCCTGATATCGTTCTCCGGAGCGCAGATGTTGTCGATCTCGTCAAGGAGGTCCATCTTCGCTTTCTGGACGAGTTTCTCCGTCTGGGAGAAGTCGGCGTCATACAGGATCCCGGCTTTGATGATGTCGGGATTGATGTAGTCCATGATCGGGACAATTACCCGGGCGTTCGGATTGCCTTCGAGAGCTGCCAGGAAGCGATCGGTCGCGTCGGCAGTTGCCTTCGTGATGTTGACCTTCTGACCGTCCTGGATATCCCCCCAGAATGACCGCCCTCTGTGGTTATACTCTTCCCCGGACATCGCAAAGGGACTGCCGAAGCCGGACCTGGTTGCTGTGAGTGTTATTCCCATTTTTACCTCTGAAGAATTTTGTTCAGGCGATTGAATCTCGCCATCTGACCGGGGGAGTCAGGGGTGTTCGGTGTTCCGTTCTTTGAAGGTTTGCCGCCCTTCACGATCGTCGGGTCGACGACGATGGTCTTCCCCTGGGGTGTCTTCCGTTTCAGGGCATCGACCTCCGCCTGGAGTTCAGCGATCCGGTCCGCCTGGGCCTTCACGATCGTCGGGTCGACGGGTTCCGGATCTCCGGCCTTCTTGACCTGGTCCGTACACTTTTTAACCTCGTCCTGGGGGAGGTCCTCTCCTTCCAGGGGTTCGTCCCCCTTCTGGATCTCGTCCTCCTTCTCCTCGTTCGATGTCGGTACGGGAATCGGCGGGAGTTCCTCTTCCCCTTCCCCTTCAGTGGGTTCGTCCTCCCCTCCGACCCCGAGATGTTCTTTGATCTCGTTGAGGGAAGCGAGGATCTCATTGAGGAGTTCCTCCGGACCCTTCGGGGCGTCGACCTGGTCGTCTCCTGAGGCGGGTGCCCCGGGATCAATAGGTGGTTTTGGTGCCATTTTCTTGATACTCCTTACCTCATCCATCGTAGGATGAATGAGCGCAGATCCGCCGGATGACATCGCCTTGACGATCTCGACGAATGTGGTCCTGTTCTGGCCGGCCCCCCTGGGGCAGAGTGAAATACTCCAGAGATACATCGCCTTGGTGATGCAGGGCGAGGTCCTCATATGGGGAGGAATATTGCATTCCAGACTCCCACTCCGCCGGGTGCCAAAAATAGACCACTCGTCGATCTGACCTTTTAGGATGCCGTTCCAGACGTCGTCTGTGTCTGGGGTGTTCTTGATCTCGCCTTCGACTTCCAGGCCCCGGGTCTTCCGGCCGTCCTGCAGGACCACGTCCCCATACCTCGCTTTCGTGATCCATCCGATCGGCCGCTCTGAATGATACCAGTGGATGATCGGCAGGGCCATGAAATTCTCGAGGGCTTTTTGAATCGCGGTCTCTGCGATGACTTCCTTCTCCCGGTCCTGGGCCTCGGTGGATGCGACTCCCCAGATTTTACGGGACTTGCCGTCGGCGGAATGTTGCAGTTTGAACGTGAACAGAGGGCTTTCCTTTGTTGATCCGATCGGCATTGATACTCTGGTATCTGGCGCGACTACATAAACGGGAATTAAAAGGAGGGTATTCAGGAGGCGAAAGGTGGCGAATGTAGACCTCCTGGATAAGGGACTATCGGTCGAAAAGAGAGGAGGCGTCCCCCGACCGCCCTCCTCAACCTATCGTCTGCCGGGTGGCCTTATAAACTGGATTTGGGGCAGGGTCATTTCACAACCTCGAAACGTTCCCCTGGCAGGACCTTGGTATTATAGGGGAATTTAGCATGAACAATTCCGTCCTGGGATACGGCCTTCACTTCCCCGACCCCGATGTTATTACCGATCAGGAGGACCTTCGACCCGACTGATATCAGACTGCCCATCGCATCTTTCGTCCCCTGCAGGTGCTTCTCATCGGACTGTGCAGAGTCTTCCCTGGGGGCCTTCTTCTTTTTTATATCAGGACCGGGTTTATCTATTCGATCCTCCTCCTCTTTCTTTTTCACCGACAGCTCGGGGCCCTCATCCTCGTATGGTGCCAAGGACGTCCCCGCCGCATTCTTCAGGAGGGTCCACCGCTGGCTGATCGCACTGTCACTCCTGGGAGACCCCGGGAACTTCTCACAGAATACCGTTACGGCCGCGTGCTTGTCAGGAGCGGACCTGATGACGTCCTTCTCCTCGTCGGTCCAGTTCGGGACCTTGAAATTATCTACTCGCCGGACTACCTTCTCTTTGAGGGGCTCGCTCAGGGGAACGGCATTATTCTCTTTTATGTCCCTCGTGGGATGGACTCTGGAGGCGTGACCCCCCTGGGCCTGTGCCTTCGCTTTCTTTTCCGGTTCTCCCCTGGGGGCCTTCTCCACGAAATACATACAGGTCTGGCATTTCATCCCTGTAGGCCTATGTTTCCAGGGGTCCGGGCCGGCCGGGGTCACCTGCGATCTAGACTCATCCAGTTTGTGGTCTCCGCACCAGTCAGTATCGAATACGACTGGGAATCCCGTCATGGTCGGGGCATGTCTTCTGCATCTTCCTATCATTTCTTCTGCCTCCCGGTCATCTTCCCTCCGGTCCGGGTGAATTTCGGCCCCAGCGTGCATCTGCAGTTGATGATCTGAGCCAGGTCCGGATCGTAGGTGACATCCCCGGGGTATTGCATCTTGCAGGCGGGGACCATCTTCTTCGAGGTCGGGGTCGGCTTGAAGGCCGGCACGTCAAACGGTTCCTCCGCAGGGATGATGACGTGGTGCATCTTCAGGTGACCCGGGCGCTCCCGGTCATCCCCGGTATCGATCCAGATCTTGAAGGGGGCATACTTCACGATCCGCTCCCAGGCTGCCCTGTTGTATGCCTGGTTGATCGAGGTCCTGACGATCGTCTCCGCCCTGGGGAGGCCGATGGTGTTGAACTGTTCGGTGATCTCCTGGGCGATCCTGGTGACTCCGAGGCCTTTCTTGTCGCCCTCGACGATCGTCCGGAGGACTTTCCGCCCCAGGTCGGCATTGATACCCTTCAGGTCTGCCAGTGAGAGCCTCGAGAGCTCGTCGATCGCCTTCATGTCCGGCCTGGTGAAGTCGACGCCCGCAATGATCTTGAAGTCACTGACCGGGGCCAGGGCCTGGACCCTGCCGACTGTATAGTCAACCCCTCGATCGTATCCCAGACGGATAAACATCTCAACGATCGCCTGGCCTCGCCGGTCCAGATGATACGTGAGGGACCGCTCGATCATCCTCTCGAGCTCGTCCAGGTCCAGGGGGTAGGGGGAGATGATCAGGGGCCTGACGTTTCGGAGGATACTCTGCCGGGACTGCCGGATGATACCGAGGAGCTGCTGCAGATACGCTGTCCGCAGGGGTCGGACTGGGTCTATCGCCATGAGAAAAGATGGGGGTGGGGGCTATTATACAGGAATCTGGAATTTATAGAAGGTCCCCCAAGACCGACGCCTTCCTGAACTCCTCCTCGGTCTCCCAGGTGGCGATGACCTGGTATGCCCACCCATCCCCGAACCAGACCGGGAAGTTCGTGTTGGTGGCGTAGTAGATACCCCCGACCTCGATCCAGTAGAGCCGGGGCGGGAGAGCTCCGGTGAGGACGATCGACTGACTGGTCCGCCTGACGATCACCTCATGAGGGACCTTCGCCCCCTGGGCGGACCTCTTCCCCTCGTCGTTGGTCCAGGTGGAGGGGTCCTTATGTGCGGGCGGGATGAAAAACTCGTTCTGCAGTTGGAGCAGTCTCCAGAACATGAAATTAAATACCTCCCTGAAGTCACTATCGAAGGCATAGGTGAAGAGACCTATCAACAGGGGCTTTGTGAGAACGTTCTTCCGGTGGGTCCTGGTATCGTTCTCCTGCCATTCCTTGATGATCTTGTAGATGATGAGTGAGTTCCCCACCAGGCGGGCGGCATACTTCTCCTCGTCGATCTGACTGAACGGGAGATATTTGATCAACATCCTGGCGATCGCTTTGAAGGTTGAATGGAACTTCAGGGTCTCGGGGTCTGCAGCTTCGAGCTGCTCATAGTTGTTGATACATTTCATGAACTGGTCGCCTCCCGGTCCCCCTGCAGGCGGGACATCGGACCGGCCGGGAGGGTATCGGGATCAGTGTGAAGAGGAAACTAGTCTCCCAGACGACCCCGGCCCCTCCGCAGTATTGGCAGGTCTGGTCCTGGAGCGGGGGATCCGAGTGCATACCCCATGGTTATCGGGAGGGGTAATAAACAGGAATTTAAAAAGAGAATTAGATGGCCGTTATGGCATCGGCCAGGAACTGACTGGGTTACGCAATGACGGTACTGTGGGCTTACTACTGGTACGAAGCACTTGCATGGAACATTTGGGGGCAGGGTTGACGGAACCCCCATCTCCTATTCACCGGGCATAGATTATGGTTTGTGGTTGTTCAGGTCCTTGAAGTTGTTTGATAGGTCCCCGTAAAATGTGAGCTCCTCGTCACCGATGTTGATGATATACTCGAGGGGTGCGTCGAGATCTGCCCTGGAGTATATCCCCAGGTTACCGGTCCGGGCCATCGACTGGGCATTGACCAGGTAGTCCTCGGGGACCTGGGCCAGGAGTTCCATCAATCCCTTCACGGTGATGAACTTGAAGAACACCGGACCGTTCCGATAATCGGGGTTATTGATCTTCATCTGTATCCTCCGGATTGAGCGGTCTGTGCTTTTCAGAGCCGACAGTACAGTCCTTGCATGGTGCCCCGCAGCCCTGGCAGTTCCGGTCCGATCTCCACCAGGTATAGTCGCAGGAGGGTTCCGGGCAACAGGTCCCGAGTCTCCTCTTCAATTCAATGTGGTCAGAAGTCTCACTTTCTTCACTCATGGGTATCACGTTCAGAAAATATGACCTCCTCCTTATGAGGCGGGAGAGGGCCTCATCTTTTTGTTGATCCACTCGCTTATAACCCCCTTTATTTCAGCGGGGGGCGTTATCATCCTGATTTGTTTATTCAGGACCTCTGTGAGTTCGTCGAGGAGGGTGAATATTCCCGCCTCCCGGGCGTTCACTTTGGCAGGGTTCATGCTCAGCACTCCACCCATTTTGCACCAGGGGCGGCCGGATCATCGGGTCCTGGAGGATATACGCATCCGGTAGGAAGTGGATCCCCACGTTTCCACCCCTTGATGAGGATGCAGGGGTCCTCTGTTGAGCAGACGAAGCATTTGTAGATGATAGGGCCGGTCATGGTGAGGCCTCCTCCCTCTCCTTTCGTTCCTTTATACTCTGATCGATCTTGTCCATGGCGGCTTTCTGCCATTCCAAATCCGCTGTCCCACCAGGCAGAAACTCAAAACCTATTTTGGCGTTGACCTGATCGATCGCTTTTGCCTGTATGAGGTTGATCTCGTCCCTGGTGATCTCTGGGGTCGGGAAGGGGTCTACAGACTCGTCTAATTTAAGGGCCGCCCTTACCCATTTGGCGACATCACTGCCCGCCTGGTATTCTTTGATATCCTGTGCGGTCCTGCAGACAGTTATGGCATTCGTGGCCCACATCTGAAGGATGTGACGGGCGGCCGCTTTCTTCGAGTTGCCCTTAAACTTGTACCCGAATCGTGTGACCTCTTTTCCCTGGTAAGCTAATACCGCCCAGTTACCCTCGATCCAGTATCCCCAGGGGCCGAGCCCGAACTTCCTACAGGAGTCTCCCTCGTTCTTCAGCTCGCATCTCCGGCCCTGCCGGCACCGGAGGAACTCGTCACTTTGACCCCGGATATCGACGAACATACATCGTCTGCAGGTCTTATAGGTCATGGTCAGGCCCCTCCTGGGGTGCGAGGTCGTCGAGACTGATGTGCGGGCGGAGTTTCCACCATGCGAGTTGATACCTGCATACCGGACACTCGAACCAGACCCACTGCGGAACGGCATACCCTGCAAGGGGGAGGCCTCCGGACACGTGGTCGCATGTCATCAGGTCGCACTCTACCAGGGGTGTTCCGCAGTGACAAGTTTTCACATACGAGTATCCCAGGAGACGCCGGAGAAGTTCTGCACGTGAGTCCCGGGCGAGCTTGTGATCTGATATTGTTACAGGATCGGGATCTCGGCCCTCCTCGAGATGGAGCGTCCTCTTGATCCGGGTCCAGCACTTCGGACCATATCCATGATTGATACTGGCCGGATCGCTCAGGGGCCGGTTACATTTCAGACAGTAATGAGACGACATCAGTCGATCACCACCAGGATCAAAGCAGGGCCTTCACAGAACGGGCACTCTATCTCCTCCGCGTCGATCGTGATCTCGAACGGTTCACCGGGCCCGATATCGAACCCACAGCAGAGGTCCGTTCGCTTCCGCAGTTCTGCGACGAGGTCTGACGTTGCGACCGTTGAGAGCGGGGAGACCACCTCGAGGTTCTCATCTCCGCCGAAGGGACCATACTTATCATGCATGACTCCGCACCTCCCGGAGTTGCCGTATGACCAGGCCCTCAAATTTCTGACTGGCAATATACCCCTCGATCCGGGAATCTATAACCAGGAATGTCTCCTCCGAGGTCATGACTCCTCACCCTCCTGGACCCGTCGCTCGATCTTGTCAAGCCAGAGGGCCGCCCCGTCCCGGAAGATGAGATCGACAGCCTCCTGTTCGTCGTCCGCATCGCCGTAGGTGACCATCTGCCTGATCGTCGCGAGTTCATACCTACCTGCGTTTACCTTGAATCCTCCGTTGTCCTGGTTTGGGGAAGAGGGCTGCCTGTGCATCACTGCAGTCTTCACAGCCTTGTCAGCCGGCGTGAAGGCAGACCCCTGCACCCTCGAGGAGGTATAGGGTTTCGGCTCCGGGACGTTCGGCCTGATCGGGCAGTCATACCGGCACCAGGGATTTCCGTCCTCTTTCATCTTCTCCATCACCCTGCAGGCGGTCCTGTCCTCGTCGTCGATCAGTTCAGAGCACTGCCTCTTACGGCAGCGGTCGATCTGTTTGAGGAGATACTCGCTCGGGTACTCGATCGGGACAAACGGTTCATTTTCCTCGTTCTCCGTTGTGACTTCTTCGGGGGCATCGGGGATCTCCTCCTGAACCTGTGGGCAGCCGTCAGGATATCTCCCGCACATGTTCTCGGGTCGCATTCCCTTAATGCTGCATACGTGCAGGCCGGGGCTGATGAACCGCAGGTCCTTGCACTTCAGCGCCTTGCATTTTGCAGTGACTGGAAATTTAGCGTCTTCTTCTGTTTCAACCTCGATCCGTTTGAGTTCAATCTTCTCCAGGACCAGGGGGCATTCCGCCATATTTCCAGGGAGTTTTCCCTCGATCTCGCACTCGACGTTGTCGTTCATCTCCCGCTTCTTCAGGTACGGACATTCGATGTTCCGGCAGTATTGGACCGAGAAGCCGACGTGGATCGGGTCACAGTGCTCGCACTCATCCTCGCTGAACCGTTTACAACGGAAACAGACGTCGGTGTGTGGGATCGTGGTCACGTTCTTGACGGCGGGTTTGGTCTCCGGACCCGGTTTGAGGGGGACCTTCATCTCGTACTCGGTGTTCCCCCGGACCACTTTCCGGGTAATGTTAACAGTGTTATCTGTCGATTCCGACAGATAGACTTCCTTCCTAACTGCACCCACCAAATCAGCAGATACCGCACAATGCCGTGCTATTTCGCGATCTGACCATTTTACCCACTCCGAATCAGCGAGCACGATCTCGACGACACGGCGTTTATCTGCGTTGGACCGCCTGAGTCCGTGGGACGTATTCGCCCCTACAGAGTAGAGGAGTGCGTCCCGCCTCGGTCCGTTCAGGACGTTCGCACTGATCTTCCCGATCAGCGCCAGTTTCGCGGCGGCGATCCGGTGGAACCCGTCCGCAGGCCACAGGTCGGTGCCGTCGAAGAACACCGTGATCGAGGGGAACTCCACCCCGGCCTTCATCGCCTCTGCATACTCGAGGACGGTCTTCTGGTCGATCTCGCATCGTGACTGGGTCTCGCCATCCATCCGGAGACGTGAGAGTGAGATCATCTGTGGCGGCGCCATGGCTGTCATGGGACCTCATCTCCGAATCGGGAGAGGGGTGCATATGTGATCTCGCCGTTCACCAGCTGGACGAATCGCTTCCACGGGGTCATGACCTCACCCCTGGAGTCGGCGGTCCGGACCATGAGTGCCCGGCCCGTCCTGGACCTCCACGCTTTGCCGGCGATCTCGGTTACGATAGTGCCATCGGGATGTTCACTGACCCGGTAGAGGTCCACCGACGGAGCTCCCGGGATCTGGACTTTATATGCGTCCGCAGAGCCGAGGAAAACGGAGTGTGTCTCACCGTGAGTCTGGTAGGTGACCTTGAACGCTTTTTTGACCGGCTCGATCTTCCCGACCCGCCGGAACGCACCAGAAGAGGATATGTTTTTGTTGTTCGACTGCGATACATTGTTGGCGTCCCGCTTCCACTGATTGAACCTTGGGGGAGTGGCCGCCATCCTGTTTTGTCGTGTTTCTGTTTCAGACATGGTTGATCACCATTCTCATTAAATTTATCATAACAATGTTATGACATTGTATCATAAGCAATGTGAGTATATATACATTGTCATCACAACAGTATCACAATGGCAAACAAAATGGACGTCTCAATTACTTGTTACAGTGTGGTTGATCGTGTTGTAGGCCCTGGGGGTAATAGCGGGAGACTTCATGTCCCAAAATCATGGATCGGAAAAAAGGTGAGGGTCCTCCTTTTAGAACCTACAGAGGAGGGAAAAGAGGGTTAATCCTTTGGTAAATTATCATATGCTAATTTCAAATTCTCATCAGCCCCCCGTCCTTTGAGCTCTAAAAGATCAAGGTTAAACTCCTCATATTCAGTATCTCCTGTTTCCCGGCTTTCGATTAATGTTACTAACATATTGTGGCAATCCACCTTTGCGGAGAGATACCTGGCAAAATAATATTGTGAAGTTTCCATCTCAGGTGAGACCTGATAATTTAGGACGGTGTAATATTCATCCCTTGCTGCACGACTTAATTCCCGTGCGGTTGATTTAACCAGAGGGATATCTCTGTTTTCAGCGGCTTTGTTTAATTGTTCAATCAATTCATTATCATTTTTGATGTGATTATCCCACGAATCAATGAATTTCTGGTCATCATACAGCAACGAAGTACATCCGGTTATCCCAACGAGAACCAATACCATGAGCACCAGACAGGCCCATTTCATATTATCCATACCTTGAAATGATGCGACTTATGAGTAATAAATTATGACAACACCCCCGGACGTCCAGGTGGGCGTATCCTTTAACAAACCAGATACATTGGCAATAGATATCCTATCGAAAGTTACGCTGTCTGATTTCATGGATCTCACCGAGGACCTGGAGAAAAGGATCCTTAAAATCATTGTTGAGGATGATAGGCGAGGCCTCGGGATCGCCCGAATGGTGAAAGATATCACAGACCAGATCAATTCAGTCGATAGTGACCAGGCAGAGATCTTATCGCGGACTGCCGTCCACCAGGCATACAACCGGGCCGCCTGGGAGAGGATCGAGAAGTATGCCCCGTTCAAGATCTGGATCGATACCGGGGATGACCGGGAACGCCCGGGTCACCTGAAGATGCACCACGTCATCATCCCTGCGGAGGAACCGTTTGACGTGCCGGCCTTCACATCGGGAGACCGCGTCATCCCCGCCTGCAGGATGCAGTATCCTGGCGATATGACCTACAAGCCGGACCTGGGACAGGTCATCTGCTGCAGGTGCACGCTGGGGCCGAAATTCACACGATCCGGGGGGAAGATGACCGGGGGTAAAAAAGGTAAAAATCAGGTTTTCCGGGATTTATAAAACTTGTTCGCCACGAATTTGAAACCCCGGTCCCCTTCATAAGGCGACGTGTGATCGTTCTTCCCTTCCCAGATCTCCTCCGGGATGCCGGAGGGAAACGCCTTGCACGTGTGAGCTGGCCCCTCGTTACGGTTTCTGCACCACGTGCATACCGGGCTGTATCGGTGACGGAACAGTTCACTATCGTCGAGTCCCTCCCCGGGCGAGTTATTCTCCATTTTTACCTGCCTCCCTGAATGTGTATTGGATCCCGGTACGTTTTGAAACTAACTCCCAGACCATATGATTGTGGTCCCGTTCTGCCTGGTCAATAGAAATCTCGCCCCGGTTAACCTTCGGAGAGAGAATCTTGTATACCTCTTGATCTGCCGCTTTAAATTCTTCAATCACTATTTCTGACTCAAACTCACTGAAATAGGTGAACCCTTTACGCGGTCGCATGACATATTCCCCGAGCGGAGACACCGCCCAGATCTGGGCAAAATTGCATTTACATGCCGTCACAATATCGGCAAGGCTGAACGATGCCCCGGTCGGATGGTTATGGATGAGTACCGCTCCGTTCATCATCGAGAGATCTCCATCAGAGAAGGGGACGCCCCTGGCAGCCCCCTCCCTGTATCCGGACCCGTCTCCCGGGAAAAACCAGAATGCGACCTCGTGATTTGAATAGATTGTCCGCAGGTATTCCCTCATCCGATCTTCTTCGGTTGGCTCTCCTCCAAGGGTGAGGGATAATTCAGCGGCCTTTTTGCAGCGGGTTACATCTTCGGGGGGGAGTCCTCCCTCCGAATTTATGTGTTTATTGATGAGTTCGTATTCCTGGGCTTTGTCCCGGATCTGCGAGCCGGACCACTTTTTGAGTTCTGCCTTTACGGCAGGATCAGATTTCGGATCGTTGTTTTCGGAGGGAGTGGTATCATTATCGCCTTTTTTACCCCCTGCCCCACCGGTCCACTTCCCATCATCCTCCCGGGGTTCGTCAGGGTTAAAGCCGGCCTTCTGGATATCTTTGTTCTTCTTTTTCTGAATTTGTAGATTTGAATCCTGAATTGAAATTGCTCCACGATTAAGGACGGTGTAATACATACAGCCCTGGTGCTGGTCCCTGATGACATCATACCCTTTGATAGCTGCATAGACCCCCGGGTCTCGTATCAGCTCTTTCAGCATTTCGTCCGATTCTGATGCATACCAGTCGCGGAAGTCCTCTTTGACATCATCATAATCAATAATCTTTGCTGTTTTAGGTATCACGATACGGACAACCGTTCCTTTGTCCTTACCATACTCCCCTTTTGAATATGCGACTGCCCGGTTGAGTGACTCCTTCGAAGTATCTCCCTCTGCAGGACCTACGGCATAGATACCTGATCCGGTTATCCCCGAACCAGCATACATCTCCCCGCTGCGCAGTTTTTCAGCGTGGTCCGGATGAGTTACCCCTCTGAAAACTTCCAGGCCGCCCTCTTCTATTTTTGAATTAAGTTCCTGTTCGGTAACTACAGATGGTTTTGCGGTATATCCCTTCTCGGTATAGATCTCGTGTGCGATGGTATTGCCGTTTGGACCTTCGTAGTGTTTCTCCATTGCAGCAGTGATCCAGTCACTTTTAGGTTTTCCCTGGTGGGCCTGAATAAAATCCGTAACTGTTTTTGAGGACCGGATGGTTTTTGTGGTAGGATCATCGACCTTATCCGGGGCTTCTCCCCCCTTTTTGCTATATCCTATGACTTTTCCCCCGGGGCCGGTCCTCATCTCCCCCCCTTCAGTGATAAAAATGTGATTGCCCTCGTCAGTGGTGACCCATCGCCCATCCTCCGTAGCAGCTGCCTTCTGGATATCCTCCTGGTCCTCGTCACTCCCCTCGTGGTCCTGCGAGGCTGCAGTTCCGAACGTCCCTGCCTGTTCGTCCGGGGACTCCTGCTGCTGCTGCGGGATCAGACCCCCCTCCGGACCTGGGGGGCCCATCGGCCCTCCGCCGCCCTGCATCCCCTGGTCCCATCCGGGTTCTGCCGCCTGGGCCTCTTCCATCGCCTTCTTGACTCTCTCGATCTTCTCTTCGCTGACGCCGGCGATGGTCATCGCGGCCTCGATCGGGACCCCCATCTGCATATAGGTCTGGGTGACCTGGGCGCGGCCCTGTTCGATCTGGGTCTGCTTCACCTCGTCGTCGAGGTCGATGACGTCTTTGAACCTGAACTTCCAACCGGGCTCATATCCTGGGAGGTCCGGCAGGACGTTCTCGTTGATCATCTCCTCGAATTTACGGAGAAGGGGTGAGAGCATCCTGGACTTCGTGATGTTCCTGGCGACGTATGCAGTCGCCCTGTTCACGTCATCACCGACGAACTCGGATGAGGAGAATCCGAACATAGCCCAGACGATCTTCGCGATCCACATCTGGCCCTCGAGCCACTGGAGATCTACCATCGTCGGGGTGAGGGGTTCGATATCCTCCTCCCCGATCAGGTTGACAACCCCGTTGAAGTTGTCCGGCCCCATATTGGCCGCCTCGAGTTCCTTGTTCGCCTCGATGAGCTGTTCGATGCTCGTGTATTGCGGATGCCTGTATTTCATCCCGGGCATTATGCCGTTCGCAAAGGTCATCCCTGCGGCCTTGGTCGAATCGATCAGGCACTCGAGATAGTCCTTCAGCTCCACCATGAAGTCGGTCCCATAACAGGAATCCGCCCTGGGATAACAACAGAAATAGACTAGCTCGGAGGGATCGAACGGGATGTATATGCCGGCCCTGGTATGTTGCCAGTATCGTTTCACATATCCCAGGGAGTAGGGTCCGGAGTAGATGATGCCGTCGTCCCCTGCAACTCCTCGCCAGTCCCGGTCGATCTCGATCCAAAATTCAGGCCCTGAGTACGCTTTTAACTCGAGGACGAACTGTCGGTCGGAGGAGTCCGGGACGCTCATCGTTTTTACCCAGACGCCTGCATCATACCTGATGACATCCCGGGCAGTCTGCTTCAGGATGGTCGGGAAGGTGTCCTGGGGGTTCGGCCGTTTCAGAAAATCGGTCGCCTTCTTGACCTGGTCCTCCTTATGATCGATCACCTCCCATTCCACGATCCCGAGGTAGTCCATGATACCTTTCTCGCAGATGGCAAATATCGGACTCCTGGCGAGGCGGTCATTATCTGCCTGGAAGAAATTCTCACGATAGATGCCGTAGATCCCCCAGTAGGCGTTAAGGGTCGCGATGGCCTTCCTCTGGGCGGACCCGGAGGTAGGATGGTCGGTGTGGGTCTGGGTTCCGAAGTATTTCTCAAAGCCTTTCATCGGCTTATTGGTCCCGCCTTCCGCACCCAGGAAGGTATTCTTCCGGGCCTTCCAGTCAAAGTCGATCGTGCTGTCCTGGGCCTGATCGCCCCGGATCTTATTCAGAACACTACTGAAGAAGCTCATTGCCAGTGCCCCCGGAGAGTTACTGGTTCTTTCCTCGTGTATTTCTTCATCCCGGGTGTCTCTGTGATCATGAATCCTCCCTGGGATACGTCCCCTGCAAATAGTGCAAAGTCAAAGCCATCGAATTGGTCATCATGTTCTCCTCCTGGCATCAGGCATAATTCCTCGACGAAAAGGCTCATCCCGCGACGGACCCAGACATGGCCGTTCTCGACCAGGCCGGATCGGTTATACGCTCGGGAGACCTTGTCTCTGGTTGTTTTTATCTCCTTGATTCTTATGAACGGGTATGTGTGCCGGATGCGATCGCAGAAGTCCTTCTGAAATGCGACGTTCTCGATCCCACAGACTAACGGCTTCCACTGGTTCCATTTGGCCGCGATCACCTGGGACCTCTGCTCGTAGGAGTATCGCCCCCTGACGACATCCAGGACATAATAGTCGGGGGTAGGTCCTTTCGTTATCCCAATAATACAGATGGCGAAGTAGTCTGCAGTGTCCTTCTCCGAGACGGCAGGGTCGACTCCCATGTAGACCCGCAGGTCCGAGAGTTTGACCATCTGGCCGTCCTCCCTCTCGAGGACCGTCTCCCCGTTGACGGTTGTGAAGTCGTAATACCTGAACCAGTCGAAATGGAAGATATCGCCCTTCTTCATCAGCTCGACGTCGTTCTGATACTGCAGGTTGAAGACGAGGGTCCCGACCCGCTCCCGGATCGTCCGGAGACCTGTAGTTACTACCTGGCCCTCGACCCGGTCATCCAGGGGCATGAAGTCTTCCCAGATGGATCGCTCGGTACTGTCCGGCCCAGTGATGATCGCCTCCTGGATCTGGAGGTCGTAGTCAAGTTCTTCGATGAGTGTCTTGTATAGGTCGAGGAAATGGTATCTGGTCCCCAGGACATGGATCTCCCCGCCTGGGATGAGGGTCGGAATGAGGGTGAGTTTGAACCAGTCGATCATCCTCTCCCTCTCGCCCTCGGTCCTGGCGTTGGAGAAGTTGACCAGGTCGTCTGCCAGGATCAGGTCGTAGTGTCCGGAGGTGACGGCCCCTGACATCGCACCGTGGGCGGTCATCGTCGCCTCGGTGAGGATCCGGGTCCTGCCCTGGAGGATCGCCTCGTGGTCGGACCAGCGATTTCCCTTCAGTTTACCATAGTGCTCCAGGATGAGGGGGTGATACTCGATCGCGTTCTTGATGGTATTCAGAAAACGAGTTGCGTGCTGGTCGGTGTCAGAGACGATCAGGATCCTGATGTCTGGGTTGTTCACCGCCTTCCAGGCACCATACCCGATCGTCCCGACCCTGGTCTTCCCTGACCCCCTGGGGGCCAGGTCGAGAGTCTCCTGGTGGTGTGAGTAGTGGGTCAGGATCTTATCGTGGTGGTCCCAGATGACATACCCGAAGACCCGATTAGTGAAGTATTTTACAGATGTCCGGAGAAGCTCTGCCTGGAGTGCTGGCTCAATCTCGTGATAGAGTTCGAGCGCTTTCTGCAAGAGCGTCCCCCAGGGCCTTGAGCTGGGTGTCGGTGAGCTTATGTTTCACGGTCTCCTTGACCTCTCCATCTACTGTGAGGGTGTCCCCGTATCGCTTCGGGAAGAGATGTTTCAGTCGCCAGGCGGTTGCCTGCCAGGACTCGGAGGCATCGAGCTTGTCAGTGAGGGTCTTCTCCGCCTGGGCCTGGGCGACCATGACCCGGTCGGCAAAGGTGATCATTTGGACCTCAAGGGGTGATATTTTCTCTTTATTCTCCAGTTTAGCCCGTGCGATCTTCGCGGTCTTTAACCAGGAATAGAAAGTCGTTTTGCCTATTCCGGCAAGGGCGGCAGAGGTTTCAACAAATAATCCTGACTCGATATTCTTGATTATTTGGTCGATCACTTTCTGGTTCTGAAGAATCGGGGGACGGCCTCGTTTTGCCATATAGACGTATAGAAAAGGTCAGATAATAAACTGGATTGTGAATTTTTCAAAATAATTAAATGGGATTTATGTCCCATTTGCCCCAGGGGCAGGGACGATCGGGGGTTCGGTATGGGCCATCTGCAGGTTAGTCCCGTAGACTTCCCCGAACTCGACCAGGTAGATCCCATTTGACCAGGTGACATAGTAGTGCTTCAGGCCGGCCGCCTCTGCCGCCATGACCTGCGCTTTGAGGAGTAAGACATCCTCGTTCTTGTGGCCGTATGCCATCCAATTGAAGTTTGCCTCTGGCATGATGACCGATCTCTTCGGACTGGATACCTCCTGGGGAGTGACCTCGGCCTTCTCCTCTGCGATCGCTTCCTTCACTGCCTGACCTGCGGCAGGGCTGATCAGGGCACTCACGATCGCAGGGCTCTGGGTGCCGGCACGAGTCGCCAGCTTGATCACAGTTTCGGTCAGGACGATCAGACCGGTATATGCCTCGAGCTGCGTGACGAGATCCACCTGGGCCACCAGGACCCCGTTCGTGAAGTAGTTCACGAGACCGATCCCGCTCGCGACTGCGAGGGTGCCATAGAATTTTGCATCCGAGAACTCTTCCCCGGATCCAAGTTTCTTTTCCTTATACTTCAGGGCGGCGAAGGCCGCACCCATCAGGATCGGAGTAACTACTCCAACAATAAGCGGTATAATTTCCATAGTTATGTCTCCTGAATTTCGGTTTCGTTCCCCTGGGGGACTGAAAAAGTGTTCTTGAAGGAGGACCACTGGATCCGCCCTCCGATCGTGGCAGGCTTCCCGATCGCCTGGATACGTGAGGTGTACTGGTTCTCGTATCCAAGGATCCCGGGGCCGCCTCCGTTCGCGGTCATCGCATAGGACCCGATCGTGACGGTTCCGACGCCATTAACAGACCCTGCGAAGTCCATCATGAAGTCATCCGGGACGTCCGTCGCCCAGGCGTTGATCTGGCCTGCAGATCCGTACTGGAGCTGAGACCCCATGAGCGAGGCCTGGACCGAGACCAGGGAACAATAGGGATCCTCTGACGGGATGGTCTCATTCTCGGTCGTGGGCGGGGCGAACTCATCTCCTCCGCATCCGCCCTCCGGGGCACCGGAAGCTACTCCGCCCAGGGCGAGTGAATTGGAGTAGATACTCGTCCCTGTCGCAGTGATCGCCTTTGCGATATCCATATGGATGATATCAGAATTGTTCAGAGCGAAGGCCCCCTCGTAGGAGGACTGGCCTGTGGTGAGGAATCGTTCGGTGGATATCCCAGTGACGATCTCCTGACCACATCCGAGAGGGGGGGCCTCTGTCATCGACCCGTCGGAGATAGTCCAGATCGCGGTCGTATCTCCGGAGAGAGTTGATCCAGTCGCGTCCACCTGGACGGTCATCCCGGACCCGGCACATACCCCGACCAGGAGGAGAGCCAGGATGAGGCCCAGGGTCGGGAGATATCGTTTAGCCTGCATACAGGACAGAGGAGGGGCCTGGGGATATTATACGGGAATTAAAAGAGGGGGTTTCAGTCAAAGAGGCCGATCGCCCGGATGCGGGCGGTCTCCCCCAGGACCTCGTCGACGGAGGGGGTGATATAGTAGTTCCCCCTCTGGTCCAGGTCGCCCTCTGCGAGGGTATAGGTGATGTTCGTCGTTCCTGCGGTAGGGGCAGATCTCCAGGTCGTGGTCGTCAGGTCCGGCCGCAGGACCTGGATCTCCGTGATCTCATCCCCGGCGAGGATGATGCCGACATCAAGGACGAGGATCTCTCCGATCGTCCCGATCTTCAGTGTGGTTATGTCCATTATGGTTCCTCTTTCTCTTCTTTCTCAATTGGTGCATACAGCGGGTCATCCTGGGGGACCTCGTCGGCGATCTCGGTGTCATACCGGGGTGTATCCAGGCGGACCATCCGCCGGACCGTGGTCCGGAGCCTCGAGACCCGGGTCTGCTTGGTCGGGAAGCTGGTCGACTCCTGCAGGGTGACGAGGACCTGATCAGTGCTCTCGATCCGCCTGGTGAAGTCATTCGATGTGTCGGTCACCTCGAGGAGGACCTCGTCCTCTGCCCTGAAGGTCCGCCGGGTCAGTTCGGTGACCTTGACCAGGGCCGTGTCGACCGCCTGGAAGGCACGGGTGGTTCTCTCTCCCAGGGCGAGGAGGACTGTGTCGGCCCGGGATAGGTAGGCGGTCACTGCAGGATCTCCCTCATCGACCTTGACGAGGACCCCGTCCTCGCAGGTGAATCTCCTGGTCGTGACCTCCCCCAGGGTGAGGAGGACCTCATCCTCTGCGGTAGGGTTATGACCTAATGACTTGACCTCGGTGACCCTGACCTGGGCTGTGTCGACTGCCTGGAATGCCCGGGTCGTGAGCTCCTGCAGGGTGAGGAGGACCTCGTCAGTGCTAAAGAATTTCTTCTGGATCGGGTCCTCGGTCACCTTGAGGAGGACTTCGTCCTCCGCCTGGAAGGTCCGCCTGGTCAGCTCGTCTGCTTTGACCAGGGCCGTGTCGATCCTGAAGAGGATCCCGGTCACCTGCCGGGAGGTCTCGACGTTCTTCGCGATGAGGGCGACGTCATAACTGGTGAGGTATCTCATCGAGACTTCAGTCGCCTTGACCAGGGCCGTGTCGACCGAGTTGATCCGGACTGTGACCTGGGAGGCTTCCTGGACCGTGAGGAGGGCCTGGTCAGTACACTGGTCCTTGAATGGGATCTGGTAGATGCCGGTGAGGTCCTTTGACAGCTCGATCCGGTAGACCCCCGTCAGGAACTTCTCCGGGAAGGCGATATCGTAGACCCCTATGAAGGACTTCTCCTGTTCTATGAGGTAGACCCCCGTCAGGGACTTCTCCGGGTGTTCGATGGCATAGACCCCCTCGAGGTCCTTCGACAGCTCGATCCGGTAGACTCCCGTCAGGGACTTCTCCGGGAAGGCGATATCGTAGACCCCTGTGAAGGACTTCTCCTGGGGGTCAGCGAGGTCATAGATGCCGGTGAGGGACTTCTCGACTTCGATCGTCGCCAGGCCGGTGAGGTCCTTCGACAGCTCGATCCGGTAGACCCCCGTCAGGGACCTCTCGACAGACTCGAGGATGCAGATCCGGACCAGCCCCTGAGCGCCAGCCCCCCCGGCCCCGCCATCTGTGATATCAAAAGCAAAACCGGATGACTGTCCGCCACCGCCGCCGCCGCCGCCAGACCCGTATCCCGTCCCTGCGGATCCCCCGAAGGTCTGTTCGGACATCGGGTTCGTGTTTGCCTGGCCTCGTGATCCTGCAGTTGCCGAGACCCCTGGGTAGGGTGTTGACCCACCAGTAGTTCCGTTCGCTGCCGCAGGGGCAGGGTAGGGGGGTGATGCCGGGAGAAGCCATTGTTCGGGGGTGGTCCCGGTCGTATCACATGCCGGGTGTGTTCCCCCTGCCCCGCCGGATATCCAGACCTCAAAGTCGTTACCTAATACAGAGGACTCCCCCCCCTGTGACCCGTTCGTGCAGCATGGGGTATCGGTTGTCCCGCCGCCGCCGCCGGTCCCGCCGCCGCCGCCCTGGCCGACGATGATCGTGAGGGACTCCCCAGGGGTGACGGGTTTAATCTCGATCAGGGCGTCAGAGGCGTATCCTTTCCCCCCACCCTTCCCGTAGTTTCCGGACCCGCCAGCGTAGACATTCTTCGCAGATCCGCGACCGCCGGACCCCCCGCCGCCGCCGCCGAGGAGGGTGATCTGGACGGAGTGGACTCCCGCCGGGACCTGCCAGATAGTGTCCTCGGTGAACTCATAGCAGATGTTGTATACGGTGTAGATACCAGTGAGGGACTTCTCGACCGGGGGGACCGCCTCGAGGGGTGTAGGGGTGTTGAAGGACCCGAGATTATATCCGGAGAGGTTCGCGTCTGCCATGGTGGTATTTTACCCGGCAGGAGGAGGGGCCGGGTGAGGCCCTCTGGTCGTCCGGCGTTACGTCTCGAAGGTGAGGTGTATTTCCCAGGTGATCACCAGGTTTTTTGAGTTGTCGATCGCGAAGGCCTCGAAGTGCTCGTCTGCGACACTCCGCCTCGCCATGAAGTAAGGACCTGTTGGTGTGAACAACCCCCCCATCCCGGCGATCGAGGCGCACCCATACAGGTAGAGGCCGATCTCTCCGACAGTCCCGGATATGATCCCGGGCCGCCAGACCGATGTCAGTGATATCTTGTAATCACTATCCCCGATCTTGGTTGTGGATCTCTGTTGTGAGGTAGGTTTCGTTCCAACCCCGGACCCGATCGGGGTTGTCAGGGCCGTCATCCCGGGGGTGTTCACCGTCGAGACATCGGATCCCAGGACCATATAGGAGCACATCGTGGTTGGCGTGACTGCCTCCCACCCATAGGTCCAGGGGGTATGAGCAGAGTCATCCCCGCACATGAGTATGTTCGCCCAGGTATAAGCAAAATAATTGTTAAAAGTGTCCGTCGCCGCGATCTTGTGGATCCAGGTGACCACCACGGGTTTTGTCGTATCGATCGTGAACGAGTCGAACTCACTGTCCGCGACAGCATACCGTGAACAGAGGTAGGCCCCCTGATTACTGTAGGTCTGGGCCACGGGATACATATCTGCCCCCATACAGTAGAGGTAGAGGCCCATCTCTCCGACCGTCCCGGAGACTGACCCTGGGTCAAACGTCGCCATATACTGGAAGTAGATATTAGTCCCATTCGCCCAGTAAGTAGTCTTAATCGATGAGCATTTTGTAGGTGATCCGATCGGGGCGGTCAGGCCCGTCGTTGAGCCGTTCGTCGGGGTGGTGGTGTCGGTCCCGAGATATACCCACATATAATCCCGGTTATCCCTGCGTAAACCCTGGGTGGTGTTATCGTTTTGATTACTCCCTGCCGAGAGGTAATTCATTAAGGTATTGAGATACGCCTTGGTGAGTTTGTTCTTCCCCTCGATGACCTGATCACCGTTCTCGATCCTGACGTGACCACTTACGAGACTGCGGACATCGCATCGGATGTTTATGGCATTCTCGTTCTGGGTTTTAGTAAGTGTTATACTCATTTTTTCCTCCTTTAAGCGAACGTGAAGGTGATCTCCCAGGTGATGACCAGGTTGTTCGACGTGTTAATCGAGAAACTGGTGAAATGACTATCTGCATGGGATAATCTCGCTGCGAAGTAGAGTCCGGCCGTCATGTTCCCGACCCCCGAGAATGTATAACAATACAGATAGAGGCCGATCTCCCCCAGGGTGCCGCTCACCGCCCCGGCGTTCCAGGTGGCGGTGAGGGTGACTTTGTAGGACCCCTCGGCGATCGTCGAGTTCGCGATTGTCTGGGTGTTCGCTTTTGTCCCTGGGGCGGTCCCGATCGGGGTTGTCAGGGCCGTCATCGTCGGGGTGTTCTGGGTCGTGGTGTCGGATCCGATGACCATGTACGTCGTCTTCGAGGCCCAGTTGTAAAGAGGGCACCCATAATTCGCTGATTCTTCGCCTGCTCCGCATACATTGGCGAACTGGGCTGCCATGTTGTTCATGAAGACCCCGTCGGTGACGAACTTGAACATCCAGGAGACTACCACGGGTTTTGTCGTGTCGATCGTGAATGAGTCGAACTCCTCGTCCGCGACAGCGAAGCGGGCCTGGAGGGGCCTCTGGTCCAGGGCGAAGTTCGCAGAGTTTGCAGTATAGAGTGAATTGCATCTGCCCCCCAGGTAGAGGCCGATCTCCCCGACCGTCCCGGTGACGGTCCCTGGGTTCCAGACTGCAGTCCAACAGAGACAATACTCATTTGTGTTGAGGGTCCAGTGTGTGCAGGTAATTGATGATGGCTTCGTCCCCGGGGAGGTCCCGATCGGAGCTGTCAGGGCGGAGGTCGTGTTGTTGGTCGGGGTTGTAGTGTCGGTCCCGAGATACATCCAGATATAATCCAGGGACGTATACGATCGGTTGAGCGTTGCCTGGTTATCGGTACCCAACTGGCTTGTGAACCAGTTGATGAGGGTGAGCATCATCTGCCTGGTGAGTTTGTTCTTCCCCTCAATGACCTGGTCTCCGTTCTGGATCTTGACGTGGCCGGTGATGAGGTTTCGGACCTCGCATTTAATATGCGTTTTACCGTCTTTTTCAGATTTAATCTGTGGTTTCTGCATGGTTTACCTCATGTATTCACGATTGTTATGGTGTGACCGATCCTGGAGATGACCGGATCGGGAGTCGGGAGATCTGGGAAGTTGTCGATATTGACATTCAGGACATGAGAAGACCTTCCAACGACCTCCTCGGAGAGGGGGAGATCTGGGAAGTTGTCGATATTGACATTCAGGACATGAGAAGACCTTGAGATAACTGTTTCACCTGGGGAGACCCCCTGGATATTCGTCGATGAGAGGGCGTGGACGTTGAGGGAATACCTGGCCTTCTTCTGGTTGCCCTGGGTGTCTGTGAGCGTCAGGACCGCCTCGTAGTCGTCTGCCGTGGTATAGGTGTGGACCGGAGACCTCTCGGAACTGTGGGCGGACCCGTCCCCGAAGTCCCAGTCATAGGAGGCGATCGCATACTCTGACAGGTAGACTGCAGTAAAGGCGATCGGAGTCTTGACAGTCAGGTGATTGATATTATCGGAGAATATCGTGATACCTGCCTGGATGAGGTCACTCTCAAATTTCGGGGTCAGGAGGAACGAGGTTGCCGAGACCGCGTTCCCGATCCGCCTCTTATTTGCGCCTGGAGATGAACTGGGGGCCCCTGCAGTGTCGCTGATATAGACTGGCTTCGAGACGGTCAGGGTCCAGGCGGGGTTTGTCACCTTACCGGCGATCTGGATCGTGCCGGACCTGATCCGGACCCCGATCTGACCTGCAGTCGTGGAGTAGGCGGTCGCATCAGTCAGATACCAGGACCCGTCAGAGGCCAGGCGGACGAGGTCATAGTCTGCCAGGGTCTCACCCTCCGTCTGGTCCTCGAGGACCGTCGCGTCGTTAATGTTCTGCCGGAGGCCGTCGAAGTCGTAGGCCGTGATGGTCCTGGAGATACTGGTCTGGGCGGCCCAGGCGATCGCAGTCCCCTGGAAGCCCCGGGTCACTCCAGTAATACTCCCAGGGCCAGACTCTGCGGACTTGTCCTCATACCGGACCGTCTCTGCAGTTGCAGGGTCCAGGCCGAGGGTCGCCTCGTTCGGGCCTGGGGGGAGGATGGACAGTTCTGCGACCTGGATCTCGTCGTCATCCTCGTCGATCGGGGCCGTCAGGGTCGTCCTGGGGCTGTTCGGTATTACAGGGTAGAGTTCTTCCATGGTCACCTCATGTATTTACGATCGTTATGGCGTGGGCTATCCTGGTGATCGGTTGCTGCGATCCATATTTCCCCTGGTGGGATACCGAGGGCCTTGAGTAGACGTGGAGGGTGTAGTGTTCCGTCCAGGTCTTCGCCTGGCTATCGGTGAGGGTCAGGACGACGTCATAGTCCCCTGGGGCGGAGTAGGTATGCCTCGGGGCCTTCTCGGTGCTGTGGGTCGATTCATCGCCGAAATCCCAGTCATAGGAGGCGATCGCATACTCTGTCTGTATGACTGCAGAGAAGGCAATCTCGACGTCGATGACTGCCCGGCTCGAGTTTCCGGAAAATATCTGGATGCCGATCATGGTGTGGTCTCCTTCATAGGGTGCGAGGATGATCGACGTGGCCGTCAGGACCTGCCCTATCTTCCTGCGGTAGGTCCCGGGCGAAGTCGATATCTGACCTGGTGTGTTGCTGATGTAGGTCGTATCTGCAGGGGTGAGGGTCCAGGAGGGGTTTGTCACCTTGCCGGCGATCTGGATCCTGCCAGATCCGATCCGGATCCCGACCAGGCCCGGGACCTTCGTGCTATTGGTCCCGTCGGTCAGATACCAGGACCCGTCAGAGGCCAGGCGGACCAGGTCATAGTCTGCCAGGGTCTCACCCTCCGTCTGGTCCTCCAGGACGGTGATGTCGTTCAGGTTCTCCCTGGTTGACATCGCATCGTAGGCGGTGATCCTCCTTGCGATGGCGGTCGAAGTTGGCCATGCCCGGGCGGTCCCCTGGAAGCCCCGGGTCACCCCGGTCAGGTTCCCAGGGCCGGTCTCTGCGGACTTGTCCTCGTATCGGATCGGTTCTGCGGTCTGCCAGTCCTCCCCCAGTGTCGCCTCGTTCGGTCCTTCTGGGAGTTTCGCCAGGTCGAGGACGGGGATGACGTTGTCATCCTCATCGATCGGGGCGGTGGTTGAGGTTAGGGGGCTGTTGACCATTGCAGGATAGATCCGGTGCATCAGGCCCCCTCAGCTTGATTTCACCGACGTGATCCAGTTGTCTGCGTCGTATCCGTTCCCGGCTGCAGAGACGGTTCGCTTATGCCATACTGCAATGTATTCGTCCTCTGCCAGGGTCCCCAGGACCAGGGCGTCTGCATGTTCGTATGAGTCAGGGGTGACAAAACTGGAGGCTGTGATCGGGGCGAGTTTTGCCGCCTTCCCGGACCCTCCCGTCCCAGAGTAGTTGCCGACCAGGGTGATCGTCAGGCCGTCTGAAGAGATACTCGCGATCGCGACTGCGCTGGTGTTGATATCATCATCCGAGTTGAAGATCTTCTCCCCAGGGCGACACTCCTGCGAGACGTCGGTCGACGCGGTGACAGAGGACCCCCCGTTCGTGAAGGTGAAGGTCCCGGACAGGGCGTCAGAATCGACGCTCTGTTTCGACTTGGACCCCCCCGCCAGGATCGAGATCCCTGTGTTCGTCGCAGGGGTGTTCTGGGTGAGTATCCCCAGGAGGTTCGCCCAGTTATCTGCGTTCTCGTTCCGGAAGAATACCTTCCGGTACTCGGTGTCACCATCGATCCGTTCCTGGTCGGTCACGTTGTCGAAGACGTTCTGGGCGGTCGCATCCGGGATCTCGTTCTCGGTGTCGATATCCCCCCCATGGGTTGTGCCCTCGGTCCAGGTTGCACACCTGTAGATCTTGATATTGTCCGGGTCGACTACCATGACCCATCAGCTCCCGATGCCGATGGTAAGCTGGGTGGAAAATATCCAGATCTGGCCGCTGGTCTTGGTCCCGTTCGACTCCACTTTCCGGGTGAACATGACCCCTGCAGAGGCCGCGTTGAAGAGTGCCCACTCCGCCCAGGTGAAGTTTCCGATGCTGGTCCCGAAGGTCGCCTGGAAGACGAGGACGTTCGTGGCGATCGTCGGGAATCCGGAGTCCATCCCGACCCGGACCTTATTCGATGATGCCTGGAGGTCCGTCTGCGTTACTGCGAAGGCGTCAGACGAGTCTCCGACTCCGATGTATGCGTTTGCGTTGCTGAAAAACGTCGGGGGGCCGTTGTTGATTATAGAGGCCGCGACGAAGTTCCGGCCTGCATTGGTAAGAGGCATTTTTACTCCTTTTTCTCCAGGGGAATCCATTCCGCCTTCCCCTCTGGCGTGATCCGAAGTCTGCCCTGATATATGAGTTCCTGGATCTCGTCCTGGGATAGTTTTCTGGAGCACTCCAGGACCTCGTAGGGTTCATCGACACCGGGGACTGCCCCCTCGGCATATTTCACGAGTTGAGATTTCTCAATGACTTCCAGGTCTATCGGGAGTTTGACCATATAAGAAAGAAAAAGGGCGGGGTGATATTATACGGGAATTAAGAGGAGGGGTCCGGCCGGTAGTAATACCCGCACCGGGGGCAGTGTGTCCGGACCCTGGCAGAGGAGGATTTCTCTGCCCCACACCGGGGGCAGGTGACAACCCGGAGGACCTCCCCCTGGGGGATCCTGTCATGATTGATCATACGAATGCCTCCCAGGTGAGGGGCTCCTGGTCCATCCTCCCCAGGGCGATCGCGTGTGTCCCGGGGTCGATCTCGAAGCCCAGGTAGGAGAGGCCGAGGGCCTTCGCCGCCAGGGGGACTGTCCCGGACCCGGTGAAGGGGTCGAGGACCAGGTCCCCGGTCTTTGAGAAGGTCCGGAGGAGGTGGATTGCCTCGTGGATGTCCTGCTGCCAACAGTGATACGCCTTTGACCTCTGGCCGGTGATCATGTCCAGGGTGATCCTGTTCAGGGGTTTGACAGGGGGCTTCTGGTAGATGATGATCGGCTTAAACCCTGCAATGATATGACGGGCGTGGACCAGGCATTTTGCCCCGTGGTTGGCCTGGGAGAAGAGCCAGTAGTAGGCCAGGCCTGCGTCGTCCATGATCCTCATGATGTGGTTCAGGTTGATGTGCCCGCAGTAGGAGATCAGATACCCGGAGGGCTTCAGGACCCTGGCCCCCTGGGTCGCGAGGGTCTGGTATGCCCCCTCCCAGACCTCCTTGAGGTAGGGGGGGTCCGTGAGGATGAGGTCGACAGACTCGTCCTCGAGACCTGCAAAGCCATCCTTACAGTCGCAGTTTATGAGCGATCTTGAAGTCATCCGTCCCTCCTATCTTCCCAGTCCCGCCGCATTTCTCGCAGGGGATCCGTCGTTTTGCCTTGTAGATCCCGGTCCCCCTGCAGGCAGGGCAGTCGAACTGGGTCCCCTCCCAGGTGTCCTTCATTTCGGGACCTCAATGTAGACCATCGTCCTGCCATCAGGGAGGCGATCGATGTGGACCGGGGTGTCCGGGTCGTCCTCCCTCTGCAGCTCGCAGGCGTGGACCACGTCCGGCCAGTGTGCATAGATCCCGATAACCTTCCGCTTCTTGGGCGGTTCGACCTCCAGGCCGAAGGCGGTCAGGGTCAGGGTCATTTTACCCTCTTGATCGGGGTCGCGAACTCTGTCGGGAGACGGAGGTCCTCGTCAGGTCCGAGGACCGTGAGGGTCTCCTGGCCCAGGACGGCCCGGATCAGGCGGGTCCCCTCCTCCGCGTTGTAGGACTTAATCCACTTGTTCAGCCGGTCGATCTCCTTCTGGTTGTGGATCTCCATGGCCTGGACGAGAGTCCTCCCAGGGTGGAAGAGGTAGAGCTTAAACACGTTGATCCTCCCAGAATTTTTGGATTGCCTTCTCGAGGCAGGGGAGGCAGAGATCCCGGATGCGGGGGTGGGATCTCTCATAGTTCTGGATGGTGTAAGGGCTCCCGCACTCCTTACAGGTCCGGATCTCCGGGGTGGTCGAGAGGTCGACGCCGATATCGACCATTCACCTCACCCTCGCCCATCGGGGGTTACAGAGCGACCCCTGGACCTCCCAGACCCCCTCCAGGCAGATCTTCTTCATGATGTTCGTGATCATCTGCCTGAGCCGGATATACTCCGGCCGTTTGCCGTCTCCGTGAACCTTCCTGGGGAGGGTAACCCCGAGTCTCTCCAGGATGTTGTCCCTCGAGATGATAGTCCCCTGAAAGGCATGGAGGACCTCCCGGATCCTGGTCTCGACCTCCTCGATCGTGGTGTAACCGAAGGTGACGATCATTTCTTCACCACCTGAAATCGGATACGCCAGCAGGGGGTCATTTCCCACCCGCCGATCCTAACAGAATCAAGGCGTTTTTTATTCTTCTCATAGAAGAAATCGAGGAATGCCTGTCTGCTGGAGAATCCCTCGAGGCGAGCACCTAACTCTGTGATGGCCCCGACGGGTTCGTGTTCGACCTCGAGGATGAGGAGGTTCGCGATGGTTGCGTTCTTCTTGAACCGGTTTGTTGTCGCCTGGTGGGTGCTGCCCACGTTCCAGCGTTTCTCTCCGAGGCGTCTGGTCTCGATCTTGTTACCCTGGAGGATCGGGTCGACAAAAATCCTGTCGAATAGGATCATTCTGTCCCTCCCTTCGAGGTGACTCTGAACTCGATGTCCCGGTACCGGTAGAGGAGTAGTTTCCGGGTCCTGGCGAACTCCTTGGTCTTGTATCCTTTCACGTCCTCGTAGATCACACGGCCATCTGGATACGTGATCTTGAAGTCCGCCTTATATTTGATCGGCTTCTCCGTTTTTCCCTTGTAGACAAAGGCCTCCTGGAGGAGAAATTCCGGCTGGAGCTCGATCTCCTTGACATGGCCCGCCCTCTGCAGGAGGAGGAGCTGCTGATACCTGGTCGCCTCGATCTTCGATGCGAACCTGATCCCGTTCACGGTCGTCGGGATTGCCCGGTATTTGTGTTCCCGGCTCATTGAAACACTCCAGTCTCGATGATGGAGATCTCAGACTCCATGATGTATACTCGGTCCCAGAGCTCGTCGATCTGTTGCCTGGTGTTTGCACATCTCTCCTCGAGTTTCCGCTTTCGTATCCGGGGGTCCTTGGTATCGGCCAGAGTGGGACCTTGGTAAGCCGCCTCGTTTTTGATCATGCTGACCCCCTCTGCCGGACCTTGGTGTGGACCCTGGAATCAAAGATCTCCATCCCTGGGAGACTGGGGGACCCTGCAGGGAGGACCATCTTGTGGACCTCGTCCCCTGCATCCCATACCTTGAATGCAGAGGCGAGGAGGTCCTTCCGTTCCTGGGCGACCTGGACTCTCTTCTGATCGAGGTCCTTTGCCTTCTCGTCGAGGATAGTTCTCCGGTGAAGGACCAGTTCCAGTTCCTGCAGGTGGTGATTTTTCACCTTTCGATAGGCCGCGACCATCTCGGGAGTGACTCTGTAATCCGCGATGTTCGTGAGACGGTCCTCGATCAGGACTTCCAGGCCTGCGTTCGCGGCTTCGGTATACTGGATCCCGAGGGCATCTGCCAGGTCCTTATATGCCTGTTCTATCCTGACAGGGGTCGTGACAGGGGAGATCCACTTCTTCACGTTAACCATGAACACCATCCCCTTTATTTCCCATGGAACGTCTTTTTTCAAAATTTAAGTCCAGGGCGTGGCGAACTATGCATGTATATATATATATATATACATAGTTGGTCAGTACGTACTCTCTCTCTCTTATCCACTCTCCAGTAGAAATAATGGGGGCTAGGTTGGAACCATGTATATAGTTCCGTAACTGTCTGAAAAAGGAAATCATAGTATCGTTAATCTGCTTAAAGGAGGCAGAAATAACGACTCGGAATGAACTATATACATAGTTCAAAACAGTCCCCTCCTACAGCGGTATTGGTTGATCGGCCTGCCATACACACCTGGGACCTGCCCACATTTCTCAATAATTCCCTTCAGGGCGAGGTTCGTAAGGGCCCTTCTGATCGATGTTATAGGGACATTCTTCTCAAAATGTGCCATCAACTCCTCGGCTGTGGTGACTGCCAGGGGGGTCTGTCTCAAAATAGAGAGGACGACCTCCTCCTGGTTTGCCGCAGCTCGCTCGTAGTCGCTGAGCTGGGCCTGGGTGAGGTCCTGGGTCTGGTGATAGGACACAGGGTTCAAGACGGGGCCTCCGAGGAGATCTTTGTCTGGCCCGGGTCCGACTTCGCCTTTTTCGCCCTCTCTTCCTTCTCTACCGGGTCCATCCCTGCCAGGAGGAACGCCCCCGGAGAGTTACCAGGGTAATTGTAGGGTTTAAGAGTGAGGACCCGACCCCCAGCAGGCCCCTCTGTAGTCCCTATCTCATATTCGTCCGGGGCGTAACTTTTAATGAGGGTGGTGAGTTCCTTCAGAAGGTCCCGGGAGACGATCATGATTGGGACAAATTGATCACCGGGTTCGATCATCCCGAGGCCGATAGTGCCTCCAGGGTTCTGGATGATGACCTTCATAGTTTCAGGCCTCCATCGCCGGGGACTTCCCCTCGTCCTTCAGGAGGTCCTTCCCGTTCGTCGGTGCGACCGTCTGGGGGGCTTCCCCGCTTGCCATGAGTTCACGGCCCAGGACGAGCATCCGATACGCGGCCCGGACCAGGCGACCTGCCTCCTCCTCGTCTCCGGCATTGAACCGGACCTTCAGGACCCCACCCTTCCCAGGGGTGCCGATCTCGATTGAGTCCTGGTATTCAGGGTCCTTGATGTGGTAGTGCCGGACCTCAACGACTGCAGGGGTCCCGAGGATCGGAGCGTCACCTGGCAGGACTGATGGAGCTGCTGCCGGGGACCCGGCCGGAGGTGCGATCGGTTCTGACTTTGGCTTCTCCTTCTTTGGGAGCTCGACCTTCTTCCCGGTCGGGGTCATTTTGGTGATCATCCCGTCCGTGATATCGAAGGTGTATTCAGTCCCGAGGCCTGCCGACTTGGCGTCCCTCTCGTGGTCACCGGTGATCTTATACACTTGATTACCTACCTTCGCATACCCGGCCGCGATGGAGGAGATGTATCCGATGACCCCGGTCACTGGTTCCACCCCAGGGGGACAAAAATATTCATACTCAACGTCGATACTTCTGTGACGGTCCCGCTTCCACTGATTGAACCCTGGGGGAGTGGTCCGTCGAATAGACTCTTTTTAACCATTTATTTCACCTGTTTTTGCGTTGTTCTTCTGCCAATACCCTTTTTCGATCATTACAGATCCGACATAGTCACATCGGAAATGTGCATTCACTATACGGAGGTCCTCCTCCGATACCTGGCGAGGGGTCTCGTTTGTCATCCAATCGGGACCCCCTCTGCCTGGGCAAGCCTGACGACTGCCGCGATAACCACGTCAGTATTTGTATGATACTGCGGGTTTGCCTTACGAATCCGGGCGATAATGTCGAACTGTTTGTCAGACATCATGACCGGGACCCGGTGGGTCTTCTGTGTGCCTGTTATGGGCATAATGTATCACTATGAGGATACCAGATAATAAATGTATGGCTATCGTGATTGGTAGGTGCGAGTGATGGCGAGGTTTAAATACTAATAAAAAGATGGTATTGGCTACTATGACCCCAGCCCCCCGATCAGGGTCAACTGAAAAAGTTCAATTCAGGTTGCCAGCGCATCTGATTGAGAGAATGGACGCTATAATCTCCCAACCTGGAACCGAATATAATACCAGATCTGAATATCTCCGGCATCTGGTTGAAGCCGACCTTGCAGGGAGAGATCTCCTGGAGAATCTTGATGCGACTGTCGCGAGCCGGATCGAGGAGGGGCGATACGACGATGCACTATCAACCAGGATCTCAAAAATTTTGGCGAATCAGTTGCTGAAAAAATAATTCCTGGTTTATTTTCACGGCTCTATTGTATTAATTTAAATACAGGCTTGAGCCACCACTCTGTTCTAAAATGGAGGGGCAATGACTTTTATTGACCATAAAATAATTAGCCATATTGAAAACTCTGAAAAAATTGGGGGAATAATTACGACTTGTTTTGCATCCTGTGATACGCCTCTGGGACCACATCCCAGTGCTGGATCACATCCTGGATCAATTGTTCCCGGTGATCCCGGGCATCATCAGTAAGGGGTTGCATACACTTTCCGCACCATTCCGACCCGGGTGCGCTTACGAAACCGCATTCCGGGCAGACCCTGGGGCGGAGAGGTGACTCTTTTTTCTTTGCAGGCGGCATTACCCCTGCTTTTTGGTCCAGCTCCTCGTCGATATCCTGTTCCGAGAGCATACAGTAGGACCGGAAGACCTTCGTGTCCAGGTTACCCCAGACCATCTTTTTTATGACACTTTCTGAATACCCCTGGTTCCGCATATGAGTTACCCGCGATTTTCTGAAGAGGTGGGCGTGGACCCGCTTCGTGATACCTGCCTTCAACGCTGTTTTCTTGATGATCTTGATCATCGCCGCATACTCGATCCCCTCATTACGATACCGGTCGGTGAATATCGGCCGGTCTGATGACGTATCTTTACATTCCCTTGACCAGAGCGCAATAATCTCACGGTAGGCAACGATCCTGGAGTGCCGGAGTTTCCTGGTCTTCTCGTCGTAGATAGTCACTCCGATTCCGGTCGCATCAGGCGTCAGGTCCCCCCACCTGGCACGGCCGACCTCTCCGACCCTTGCCCCCGTCTCGTAGATGAATGCAATGAGGGCCTTATCCCGGGCGGTGGGGGCGACGTCGACCATCCTGGTGATCTCATCCTCCGTGAGGATCTCCTCTGGTGACGTCGTCTCATAGTCGCGGGCAGGAACCTTGATCTTCAGGACCTTGGTCACATCGAGGGAGGACTTTCCAGCCTCGATCTGCCAGACCAGATATGCCCGGAGTGCCTTGACATAGTCGTGCTTGGTGTTCGCCTTGAAAGGAGTCCCCTTCAGAGACGTCCCGTTCTTCATTGCCGATATCGCGGCATGGATATCCTTGATCGTCGCCTCGTGGTAGGGGACCTTCAGGAACCTCCGCCAGTGGATCAGGTCCGAGGTCGTCTTGATGACCCGGTGGATCTTGACGTGCCTGGTCGCCTGATACTCATCGACATACTCCCGGAGGTCTGCCTCCTCCTGGGGAGATATCAGGCCTTTCTCGAGGCCCCGAGAATAGAGACGAGAAACCCTCTCGTCGGTGAGATACGGGTAAAATGTGGGGGAGGTTCTCAT